CAGCGTCGGCGTTCTGTTGCCAGCAGTATGTACGCGAAGCGCCTGAAGTGATGCTCCGTGCCCCAGTGCTGGCCCGCAGTTTCGTTCATCAGCTTGGCGATTTCTTCGTTGGTCATGTCTTGTTCCTTGCTCTGATCTCCGCAGCACACCGCTGCGCAATGCCTTCGACGCTGGCGTGCTGGTCGCAAATGTCGGCGCAGGCAGCGCGCTCCGTCAGCAGCTTTTCCGCAATCTGCGTGCGGAGTTCGCCCAGCAGATCCTCTATCGTGTCGCCGTGGCCGGTGGCGTAGCCCATGCTGCGCATCCAGTGGGCGAGTTTCTCTTGCTCTGCTGCGGCGACGAGGGTGGCGAACTCTGTAAGCTCTGGCGTGAGCAACGCCAACGATCCGTCAGGGTCTGCAAAGCATTCACGCGCCATGCGCAGGATGTCTTCTCGGGTCATGTCTTACTCCTTTCCGGCCACGATGCGGGCCGGTCGGTCCATTCGATTTCGTCTTGAATATGCGCCTTCTTTGCGGCGCCGCTTGTCACTGCGTACGCCGGAAAGCCAGAAACGCACCCAATACTCCACCAAACACCGTTCCACCAGCGCAAGAGTTTTTTGTTGCGGCGGCGACTCGCCGGCCACCAGCCGATGCTAGGCGGCGGGCCTTTGTGCCATTTGGTCATCCGCGCCTCCCAATCCAGACGCCTAGTAGTAGGGCTACGACGGCAATGATGGCAAGCTCCAGCTTGAGCGTGCGGAAGACTTGGGCGTACTCCATGCACTCGGACGGGATCATTTCGGTTCCTCCGCGAGTCCGCGCCAAGGCTCTGTCGGCGTCTCTTCAAGTGAAACGTGCGGCGGTGCACAGGCAAGCTCGGAAGTGCAGTGCCCTGCGTACCAATGCACACCATCCCAATAGCGATACCACGGTGGGCCGTCCATTCGGACCTCATACACCCCCGCCCTTACAGGCTTTACGTTGGCGGGGAACCACGGGGTGAGTTTCATGTCTTCCTCCTAAGCCACCGCCACAGCGGCAGCAGTGCTAGTCCATTGACGAAGCCGCGCAGAAAGGCGCGGAGTTTCATGCTTACCCCTCTGCTTTGGCGATGGCGGCGTTGATTCGCGCCACAACAGGACATTCTTCGAAAAGCAAATGCCGATCTTTGCGGGCATGGTGCAAGTACTGGCAGTCAATGTTCGTTAGGCGCAACGCCTCCAGCAGTTCCTGATTCACCGCGTGCAGGCGGCGCAGTTCGGCGGCGGCTTTTTCTAGGTTGTGCGACGGGTCGTACTGATCGTCAAGAAAATCAGCCAGCCGCAGGGCTTCGGGCTGGTCAGTCATTTTCTTCCTCCACAGTCACATCACGCCATTCTCCAGATGCGTCCTCCGTTGTTTCAAATTCCCACCATTGCTGAAGGATGCGAACAGGGCGTGTAGCAATCCATTCGTCAGATGAGTTCCCGTAGTCAATTTCTTCGCGCACAACGAAGCGCAGCTTGTTGGTCGGAGTCATGCGTTCTTCTCCTTTAGCGCGGCTAGGATGGCGAGGGTAAGCCAGTTCACAGACTTGTTGCCCTTGACCATCGTGCGGGACAAGTCGTCAATTTCCTCCTCGCTCAACGACTGCCACTCGCGGCGGGGTGGGTCGGTGAAGAGGTTCTCTACGATGTAGCCCTTGTCGCGTTTGCACGATGCGTAGTACCCATCGTCTGACAACGACCACGGCGAGCCGATCATTGGCTTATAGCGCCACGCCACCGGCTCCTGCTCCTGCTGCGCCAGCGCGGCGCGTAGGGCGGTGATGGATGCGGCAATCTTCTGCACATCGGCATCCATCGCGGCGTGCCTTTCGGGCCGGTATCCGGCCATGGCAGCGTGGAATTGCGCCGCCTCGGCCTGCGCAGAGTCGTAGCCGATCTCCAACGCCGCCAGCGCCTGCTGGGCGGCTTCTCGTAGTGTGGTCATTCCGCTTCCTCCTTCCTCTGCCGAGCCTCATAGGCCAGCACATCGGCAAGCCGGTACATCACGCGCCCCTGCTGGGTGCGGCCGAGCCGGATGAAGGCCGGCCCGCGCTGATTGGCGCGCCAATGGCGCACGGTGCGCTTGGCCACGCGCCATCGTTCGGCCAGTTCCTGCTCAGTCAGCAGGGTGTCATTTGTCGTCATCGGTGTTCTCCTCGGCAAACCACCAGTCCTCGATGTCGGCAGCGATGTCGTGCGCCTTGCCGGCGGCCTTGCCGTGCTCCGGGTGACTTAGCAGCGGGAACGACAGTTCATAGATCGCCACCAGCAGGCGGTCGATGTGCTCGCGGGCGGTGCGAGCGCGGTCGTCCGCGACGGCGTACATGTCCTGCACGGCCTGCAAACGGTAGTGCAGCGCCGCCTCGGCTTGGGTCATCACTGGGGTGCTCATACGGCGCCCTCCTCGGCTTGGACGATTTGCGGGTCGCCGGCAGGGGGCTCCTGCTCGGCGCGGATCTGGTCCACGCGCCGCGTGGCTGCGGCGATCACGCGATTGCGGTCGTCGCCTTTCGGCATGCGGCGGATGTCGGCGCGGAGCAGTTCAAGGCCCTCAAGCGTGCTGGCGAGTTCGATCTGGTCGAGCAGTTTGTCGGCGTCAATGACGATTTCCACGGGCTCGGGGGCGGGCGGGGGCGGGGCTTGGCGAGGCGCGGGAGCCATGTCTTCGACCTCCTCGGGGGTGTAGGTGCCGACCAAAACGCCGGGGAAAACAGTGCGGATGCCCTCAGAGATGCAGCGCGAGCGCAGCATCTGGCGGGGGTAGGACTTCCATGTCGGGTTGCGCGTCAGGCCGGCGTCCTGGGCCATCTTCGTCGTCCACGCGATCTCCACGCTGCCGCCAGACGGGTGCGAGAATTTGCCGACGACCTTGGTGTCGGTGTACTCGCCCCATTCCACCTTGCCGCCTGCGGCTTGGAAGCGGGCCAGCATGGCATCGGCACGCAGGGCGGGGCGGCCATTAATAACGTGGTAGTCACGCGCGGCGATAGCAGGGTGCAGGCCTTCGGCCTGGGCGATCAGCATCAGGGCCATCGCTTGGTCGGGCGTCTTGACGCCGAACAGGCCCGAGCGGGCCACGCTGACGGCCATGCGCTCAATTTGGTCAACGGGTACGAGTGCGGTCATTGGTGTACTCCTGTGGTTGAGTTAGTTGGTATAGCCTGCGACAACTTCTTCAATGCCTTCGTCTACCCCGTGCTCCCTTTCAACCGCTTCACCAATCAGCTTGCCAAGCTCAAGCAACTTGTCGCGCCCGCAGTGCTCCAGAACAAAAGGGAAAATTACATCCCATGTTGTGACCTGCTTGCAGGCTTCTTCGTCTACTGCTTTCCATGCCTCTCTTAGTTGGTCTTTCAGGCTCTTGACCAGCAAGTCATAGGCTTCAGCCATGAACGTCGGTTCGTGTGTATTTGGCACGATTGTTCTCCGGAATGGGGCGGCTTCCCGCCCCGTGGGTTCAGTCAGTCAGGCCGGCGTTTTCGGCGCTGACGGAAAAGACGCCAGCGGTTTCCACCGGGCATCCTGCGGCCATCAGTTCGATGATGTCGTCATGCGAGGCAGGGCGGACCTGCAGTTGCGGCATGCAGTGCCCGAGGGCGCCGGCAGGCGTGTAGGCGCGAACCAGGCGGTCTTCTTCTCCAGTCTGTGACACGACGTAGGTCTTCAGTGTGCGGACGTAGGCGCGCTTCGTTGCGGTGACGGTTTCGCTCATTTCTTGCTTTCCGCGAGACGCCGCAGCGCCTCGACTTGGGTGCTGACCTGCTGCAGGAAAATCGTGATCCGGGCTTCCAGGTCAGCAATGAAGCCAAGGTCACGGTTGATCCGCTGAACGTGCAGCTGCAGCGGCTCAGGCATCCGAGGGTCGTAGGACACGAAATCGCACCACTGGCGGCCAGTGATCCAGAGTTGCCCCTGCACCTGCGGGATGTGCTCGTCAGGCATGCCACGCAGCAGCGTCTCGATATGCACGGCGCTGTTCCACGGGCACTTGATCTCAATGAGACCGTCCCAGTCAATCAGGCCATCCGGGCTGCAGCCCGCCAGCAGCGTGTCGTGGGCCACGAAGCCGGTCTCCTCGACGCTGGTGCCGGTGACGCGCTCGTAGGCCGCGCGCGCTGCGGGCTCCTGTTCGGTGCCCCATTGCATCGCGGCGGTGGCGTAGCGCTGGATGGGTTGCTGCGTCAGACGCTCGACGACCAGTTCGGTAACGTAGTCGCGCTGGGCCTGCGCCGGGTCGCCGGATTTCAGCGTGGCAATGGCGTCCTTGAACCGGGACGCCGTGGCCTTGCCGACGCGGGCGGCGTACCAGTCGGCATCGCGCTGGGTGGCGGTTTCGAGGATCATTCCGTCCGCTCCTCGTCAACAATCAAAATCTGCTCAGGCTTGCCCTCGCTGGCAGGAAACAGCGCGATCTTGGTCTCGCGGCCGTCGGCGTCCGTCAGGATGATGTGCCGCCAGGTGTAGCCCTCAGCGCTGATGCGACGGTCGGCGCGCACGCTGACGATCTGGTGGATGTGGATGGTGGTCATTTTGTGTCCCTTTCTGCCAGCATGGCGTCGGCAATTTCGTAGGCGCCTTCAACCCAAGAACCCATCTGGTCCCAATGCGCGTCATGGTCGTTGGGGTTTCCTGCCAAATCGCGCCTCCAGAAGTCATACGCAACCGGCAACGCCTTCGCAGCGAAGTAATCGCGCAAAGTCATGCCCTCGTAGTGCCAAATATGGGCGCTACTTTGGCGAGCACTGTCGGTCGGAAACGCCGGTCCTCCGGTGTCTTTCATGTCCGCTCCTCAGAAATCGTCATAGAACTCAGGCTCGCTGCAGGCGAACATCGCGTCCGCAATCTGCTGGATGCGGTGCTCGTTATCTCGCAGGAATCGGTTCTGCAACTCAAACCGAGCCGCATCGGCCTGCGCTCTGGTGCCGGCGAACAGGCACGCCAGCAGGACGTCTGCGTGAGCCGAGGCCATGTCTTCCTCGCGGACGTTCACGACGTCGAACGCGGCGCCCTCGCGGGCTTGCGAGACGACCGAGAACCACAGTTGCCAGTCTGCTGGGCAGGCCAGCAAATGGTCTCGGGCCTCCACCTCGTTCGGGTGGTCGCCGTTGTAGCCGGGAGGGTATGCGGGCCACGTGGCTTCATCGCCAGGCCCGTATGTTGTCGTGTACATTGTCTGGACTCCTGTGTCGCGCTCGCATCGGCGCCGACGCATCATGCCACTTTGTGCCGCTCTGCGCCTATTGTTGACAGAATTGCGGGGTCATTCTGTGCGGGTTGACTGCCGGCAGCCGGCGGGTTGACACTTGCGGCCCCGACAGGAGGACAACGTGACCCCCCGACAACGCGACACATTGAACATCGTCATGAACTACCAGCCGGTGACGACGGCAACCCTGGCCGCCCACTTGGGCGTGCAGAAGAACGCAGCGAACCGATACCTGCTGCATCTGAAGCGCGCCGGCTTAGTGGTCGCGGACGCGATCAACAAAAACAACGTGTGGTACAGGGCTACACGCGAAGCGGAGGTAAACGTGACCGCGCGGCAGGCGTATGAGCAGGCGCCGTCAGTCTGGGCATATGCGGCGCGGTGCGCCGCGCAAGGGGCGAAGCGATGAGAGGCCGCCGCACCCTGCGCGAGGTCATGCAAGACCACCAGCGCAGCGAGGACACCCTCGCCGCCATC